TTTATGTACACTTTGTGGCGAAAAAATGTACATTTTACTTGACTGCTTACAGGTGCCTTTTGCAGACATTCGACGCCCTCTCGGGTTCAAAGTTTTTTGAAGAAATTTAATTATTAATTGGCGGTCGAAGGGACTCACGCATCTGCTCCCGCTGGTCGCATCTACCGTCCTTCGCCATCTGCGTGGCTCGGACCAGCTTGCTAAAAACAGCAACCATGCTGTTTTCTTTACGCAAGCTGCCCTTTCGGGTTCAGTCCCTTCTCCTGGAAGCACAACAAAAAAAGATTAAAACCGTTGAAATTTCAACGGTTTTAATCTTTTGGTGCGGTCGAAGGGACTTGAACCCATACCCTCGCGGACACGGCCCTCAACCGCTTTATTGCGATTTTCATTTTAAATCCTTGGAATTTCAACGTTTATACAAGTTTTTTAAGCCTTTAGTATACACGTTCTTCACTTATTGAGTAAAGTATATCGCATGAGATTTCTGAAGTCAATGAGAAGTTGGGAGTGTTTATTGTTTGGGTTTTAAAAAATCATACAAAATATCTATATCATTATTTGTCCGTTTTACAGTTGCGACTATATGTGCTGAATTTATTGTCTTAATAGTTGCTTCAAATTCCATACCCATATCTAATTTATCAGCATAAATGCAAACCCATTCTTTTGAAACAAATCCAAGCATATCACCATTAGTATTTAACGCTTTAATAGCATATTTATCAAAATCATTTTCAATATCTCTTTGCAGAATAATTCTATCAGATTTATTTAATGCTTTGACAAATTTAGTTCTCTCAGGTCGATTTATACCAACGATAAATATATCTTGTGACTTTTGTAGCCCACTCATGGTTTCCCAATTTGGTATAAGTGGAGCATATAATTTTTCTAATGTATGGAACATATCAAAATCTATAATATAGTAATGGCTGTCAATAAACTCTTGATTGAGATTTTTAATATTGGGAGGATATATAAAGTTTTTATGCTTACAACCATGTACTTTTTCTAAACTGTATTTATCCCAAAATCCCTTTATTTCAATAATATCATTATTCTCCAGAAAAAAGTCTGGTATATAAAATATAGGTTCCTTTTCATTTTTACCAGATAAAACTAATGTTGTTTTTTCATATTCCCACTTTAAGCCGAGATAATTTAATATCCTAGCCATATTGGCTTCCCAAGAAGATCTTAACGTATAATTCAAATCTTCATAATACTTTGGCTGTATACCTTCCAAATTTCGCAAAGTATCACGAATTGCAAGAGAATGAATAATGTCTCCATTATTCAAACACATAAATAGTTCATATGGTAATCTATATAATTCATCCGAAAGTTGATAATTTGTACTACCAAAAATAGGTGATAGCGGTGTATTACTTATTATAGCATTAAATCTTGGTATACTAATACCTTGAAGGTAACTATCTTTCGGATACCATTTTTCACCATTTACAACAAAGAATTTCTGTTCTAATTCATAAATGAATTCATAAAAAACAAATTCATCAAATAAATACTCTTTAGTTACCTCAATATTATATTTACTAAAAATATAATCTAAATTATTTTTATTTATATTTTGAAAAACTAGTATAATTTTGGCTACAGTAAGATGCATATTTTTTTCATTATAGATATTGGAAAGATTAATAATATCGGGGTATTTGTGATATAAAGAAAAAGACTCTTCCCTTTTCGATGCAAATAAATCTGTTAACCTTTTGGCTTTTTCTTCTAAACTAATTTTCCCATTTTCATAAGCATTTCTTATTTTTAACTTGTTTTCAAATTCATCAGATTCTCCAGAGTGTGTAAATGTGCAACTAGTAACTTCGCAAGTAATTTTACATTCAGTTTCTAAATCATCGACAATGCTATTGATAACACTATTAATAACATCAAATTTATTACCACCAGAAGTAACTGTATCCATCTTCTTCCTGTCATATTCTCTTTTGCTAATAAGATAAGTACCGCAGTCACCGCAATATTTATTAGTTTGATCTGGATATATCTTTTCACAGTTTGGACATATTTTCATATAATTCACCCTGCCTTTATGTGATTTCAAATCATCGGGTTCTTGGGTTTCTTGTCCATTGGAAGATTCAGCATCTACAACGATACCATTTTCCCATTTGGTATAAGAATCATCTTCAGTTACAGTATAACGATTGTCTTTATATTTGTTATTCAGTTCCTTTTGCTCTTCATTTTTTGTAATAATTTTATAAACTCCCCATGCTACTATAACCAATATCCACAGACCATTAGTTAATACAATCATTAATAAGTTACCGGCTATGAGTGGTAATACATACTCATTCTTCATGGATTGAACCACCTTCTTTGGAATGAAATGGGGTTAGTCACTAACACCATAATATCTATCATAAACGTATTCATCATAAATCTTTTGTACTTTCTTACTATTCAATTTATAATACCCTTCTTCATTATTTGATTCTCTTACAATATAAACTTCCCCATAATCTAAACTAAAGTTATCTACTTTATAAGATGATTCTATTATGTCTCCATCATTTTCAACTAAAATTAATGAATAATAATCTTCTACTATTTGAGGGATATCATAAGAAATAGCAATGTGTGTATTCTTAATAGTGCCATCATCATTTAAAGGTTGATATACAACAACATTATGAATTTTCATATGTCTACAATCTTTAGAAAAAACAACATCAGCCCATTTTGCTATTGCTAATCCTGCATCTTCTTCAGTCAGATTACTTTTATCAGCATTGAATACAAATATCAAAGCAATCCCAATAATAATAACCGCAATAATTAATATTAGAAATACTAATTTCTTTGTTTTGATATGTTTATCTTTTGAAATTGTTATATTGTCCATATTAAATTTCCTCCTTAACAATGCTATCTCCTATTCTTATTTTCTTTTAATATAGTCTATTTTTCGAGCATAGTCAATATTTGGATAACCTCCTATACTTATCAATAAGAGGGAGGTGCTGAAGATGATTGTATATGATCCGTTTTGGAAAACAATTCAGGATAAAAACATATCTACCTATACATTGATTCATTCATTTAAAGTCAGTAGCAGCACCATTTCCAGATTGAGAAATAATCTCGGTATAAATACCAATACTCTTGATGATCTGTGTAAAATTCTGAAATGCAACGTTGAAGATATCTTGGAATACAAGCCTGAAGATTAAAACTGTCTTTTATACTCAAATCATACTACTACTGGAATATGTTGGCAAGCCCTATCTTCTTGTATACATCAAACTGAATGGTGAATATTCTTCCTCTGCATCAGGTATTCCGGCAATCTTATCTTTGATTTTCTGGATTCTGTCAGTCAAATATTTGTATGCTTCGCTGGTGGTTGTAAACTCTGTTTCCACCCTTCTCATTATATCCACGTCATTTGCCACAACTTCTAAAATGTCTACTACTGTAAATAATAAAGGTTTCTGCATTGTGGTTTTATCGTATGCTGCGGATGGGGTTAAATCATTCTCGGTTAAGAATTGGCTGTATTCTTCTATGGTGAAATATTCCTTGTTTGATAGTTCAAGGGTTAAGCGTTCTAATACTGTCATATGTGTAACCTCCTTAAAATTTTACTGTGGGGAAAATAGGTGTTAGATAGCCGACACAATTGAAAAATGGGGTATTTAAAGGTTACTGTGAGCGTCTACGTGACGTTTACAGCGTGTTTAAAGCAAAAGAGGATAAATACTATGCCGATAGTAAATACCCTCTTGTAAAGTTCCCATATATTCAATTGTTTTTGGCTACTATTTCCTTCTATTTTTATTCTTAAAAACCGTATAATTATACAAAGCATAACTATTCCGAAAAGTTAGATATTGGGAATAGATGAAGTATAAACGTTGCAATTTCAATGATTATAAGCATTGTGATTGTGTTGGTTATTTATTGATTTCTGGTAGTTATGTATCAAATACTATATATGGTATGCAAATTCCTGATTTTAACCTAAATACTTCTGTATATTTGCTTTTACATTATGCAACAGCCCATTACCCTCACCTACTAACCTCTTGCCTGTATCATAAAACAGCAAGTAGTTAGAATCAAGGATTATTTATATCTAACGGCACATTCTGCTATGTCCTAGAGCGTCTGAGCGACGTATATAATTTGTTTCTGGCGATTGTAGGGTATTTATACCTTTTATTAAATAAACACGCTGTAAGATTCAATTCTGGTAAGGCGAAATATTTGCATAGAATGATAATTTTATACACATTTTTTCTAATGGAATTACTATTTGATTCACTTTCCTTGTCAAACCGCCTACAGGATTCGAGAACAGTGTAAAATATAAGAAACGTATACTACACCATTCCCGAAATCCTATTCTATCTACTTTACCACGCTAAAGTGTTATAGTATATTGCTTCTTTATTCTGTTGTATTTGCAACATTCCCTTCACTAACCAACCTTGTCTTCTCCACACTCACATCTTTAATCAGATCACTCTTCTCCATAATGCTTTCAATACTAATGGCTCCCATATCTCGCATTGTTTTTAGATTTGCAACAACTTCATCTGTAGCCACTGGAATACTCAGATTGTATTCGATTTCCACTTCATCAGCCGGAATCTGTATTCCCTGCATCTTCAAAATGCTCCTAAACTTATTAAATCTTTCCTTCATACCGATATTAAGCCATTTTTCAGTTTCCATAGCCTTTACAGAAGCCATATGAAAAAGCATTTTCAAACTGACTTCACTGACATTTGCAATATTCGTATTACTGCCTAATACGCTCGGAACACAAGCAATGTCATTAAGCATCTGTTTTACATTGTCCAGATATAACTTGATTGTATTATAATCCATCATAGTAGAAACAACTTTATAATCTCCGTTATCCAGATTCAATACATACCCCATTGCATCAGCCGGAATGGTATTATCAATTCTCTGTCCTAAAGCCACTGGCATAGGATTCAAACTGTTAATATAAATGGCATCACCCATCTTGGAAATAATATCTTCCAGTTCGTCCAATAACGGCTTTATATCCTTCAGGATACTTTCACCGAAACAATAATTTTCGTCACTGAAATTATGATAATGAATCGGCAGACCACATACATTGATCTTACTGTCAATCAGTTGTTCCCTACCGCCCTCATTGCTCCAGAACTCTACATACGTTGGATAATAGACATTGTAATAACTGATACTGGAATAAATGTCCGTCCAATGCTCAATAAATGCAATGTACTCTCCCATATCATCATACACAGGATAACCATCCGCACTATCCAGAACCTTACTTTTTATTATTCCATTCTCTACATAAACAACCTCATAAGCATCACCAAACTTGTTTACTCGGTCTAAAATCTGATAATCAACCGTATTATAAAGTCCCAGTTTATAAATATCAGTAAATGTTTTGGTTATATTCTCGCTGCCTGTCAATGAAACTGGCTTTCCTAAAAGATATGTAGTGTGAAAATTCAGCACCGTCTTTGCATACTGGATTATCGTCTTCCTTGTGATTAATTCCTTACCTTTATAAGAAGCATCTTCACGCAATAATACTTTATGCTGACCGGCTAGATAATTTCTGTTTTCAATAACATCTGCAATACGTCTTTTATGATAACCTTTGTTCACTTCCTCGGCAAACCAACGTGACGAATCATCAAACGTCATCTTATATTGTTCTATATTCACAATGTACCTCCAATTCTCTTAAAATGGATACCAAAGACCGTTTTTTATCCCAACGATAGACAAACAAAGAGCCATAACTAAATCGTCATGGCTTCCTTTTATGGCTCCCATCTTTCCGTTTCCATCTGAAACAAATACCTTCATTTCGTCTAAAATATCCCTGCTATTGATTTTTAATAGTCCCTTCTCAAACCACTCTCGGCAGTCATTCACGATAATACTTTTAGTCTTATTATTTGTGTCAAAGCCGACTTGCCATATGGTACGGTTAAACTGATCATAGGTTTTATATTTTGTCATGTTCATGTAATGCTTGTCATATCTTAATCTTTCAATAACGCTATGACCGCCACTGGCTTTCTCCACCGTAAGCATTGCCTTGTTATAATACCGACCTAGAGCATCAATCACATCTGCATACTGATAAGGTTTTAATGTATTGCTCTTGAATAATGCAACCTGTTCACCGTCTTTATTTAATACAATTGCAGTAGAATAATCCTGTCCAATTCCCTCACTACAATCAACTCCTATGTAATATCGCTCTCCTATTTTGGGCATTTCCCATATTTGAAGTGATTTACCGTAATAATTTACAAGTAAACTTGGTAAGCCCACTAATTTATCTTTAGTGAGATAAGACACTTTTTTATTCAATAGAGCCTTTAAGCAACTATCTAACCGCTTAGAATCAAATAATTGCTGTCCAGTGGTAAGGAAACATTCATTATCTGTAGAAGGAAATTCTACACTAAAAGTATCTCTGCCATCAGTAGCAATCTTCTGTCTTCTCCAAACCAACTGATCTAAAGTTGCACCCATATTTACAAGTTCTAATTCTTCCTCGTCCAGTTCATCAATTGCAAGCATCTTCCCATTAGCAGCAACATATTTTTCAACCGCCTGTTTATATAGATTCTCAAATAACTTACCGCCGTTAATCCAATTAAAAAAGAACTCCTTATATGAGTTCTCACCGTTCTTCGCTTGGTAATATACTTCGCTGAATTTATTAAAACCTTGTGCGGTAGATTCTATAATTATTTTTCCTGTGTCACTTAATGCCTGGGTGAGTGCTTTCAGTTGTTTTTCAGGATTCTTCCAAAAGGCAAACTCGGATAAATGCACAATTCCGTTGAAAGTATCACCTCTTCCGATATCTTTATTTCCGGCTGTTAAACAAGTAATTTTACTTCCGTTAGCAAACTTCAATTCCTGTCTGTTATTCGTCAAAAGTTCCGGTCTAATAAAGTCCGGCAATGAATAAAACTGCTGCTTTAACTTGTCAAAAATGGTATTGGTACTGGATTGATTATGACTTACCAACAGGCAAGCAATATTATCATTTACGATACATGCTCTTATAGAAAGAGCCACGACAACGGAAGAGATCCCCAATTGCCGTGACTTCAGTATAATGTTTTCCCTTTCCATCTGCTCAACTAAGTTTCGCTGTTCATCAGTCAGATTAAACGGAATAATCTTTCCTTGCTTGTCCGCTATTTTGATGAATGTCTGTATCCAATCAATTTTATTTTCATCATCCCACAGGTACGCTAATTTCTGTTTATTCTCTGCACTAAGCCCCATTCTTACCACCGCCTTTTTTCAAAGCAGGGATATTCACATTGTTCAAGAAACTGTCCATTTCATCCTGAGATTCATCAAAGAAGTCACTGTTGGAGAAAGATTCAATCCACTTGGCTGCATTGACATCACCATTTAAAGCCTTATCCAACATCTTGTAATAAACTTGCATCAAATTATAGGTTTTCATGTGCTTCATATAAATCTGGATTGCTTTTTGAGCATCTTCACGAGTAAGCCATTCACAGCAGGAATCATAATCCTTAATATTGACCTCACAGGTCTTGAACTGTTCAAAAGGTAAACGAGTTTCCTTGTCGGAGAAATACCAAATAATAAATCGTGAAACATATGTAGGTACAACCTCATCGAGTTTCTGACAAAGTGTCTTATATTTCCTCGCTGCCATTCCGATTACCTCCATTCAAATCATCAAGCATAATCATCGAGTCATATAATAGAAACATGATTTCATGATGATCTCTATTTTTAATCCATTCTTCCCTTTTCCTGATCTGTTCCGCTTCTCTTCTTTCTTCCTTAGATTTCCGATTAAATATTTTAAACATTGTCTGCTTTCCCCCTCTGCTCATTCCATTCCACGCACATAACTCTGATATTTTCTAAAATTTCTAGTGCTATATCACATTGCTCAATTGCAAGATTAGATAATCTAATCAATTCATTGCAGGAATCATTTGATTCTTCAAAACTATGATCTAAATTTGTATCCATCTCTTTCTCCTTCTTTTGACAATAAAAAAGAACGCTCGTTTTGAACGTTCTTGTGTAATAAATGAATCATCGAGTGTGTCAAATGAAACAGTCGGTATTTTTAAGAATACATCTGTACTGATTCAAGACAATTCTTCTGATAGATAATGTCACCGATTTCAATAAATAGTATTTCATTGTTTTTTAACTCTTCTGATATTTTTAAATATTGACGTTGAGCATTAGCACCAATTATTTTAAATGTGTTTTCTACACCACTTGTAGTTTTGACTATTACTGTTACACCATCATAGTTGTTAAACATTTCTTTAGTTCTGTTATCCATTTTTCTTCTCCTATTTTTATCTAACTGGATGATGATACTGATAGAATAAGATAATATATTCTTTTTTTATCAGTATCACTTTCCAGTTTATCCATTGTAATTACTTATGTTCAGCCGTTATAACGAATGATTGATAAGGTATGTAATCAGGTATATTATATTTCTCTTTGTTTATCTTACTCGCCTTTACTCTTACCAGTCCATATGAATCCAATATATCCTGAATTGATCTTTTCCATTGAATTTCATCCTTACCTTTTCCTCTGATATCAGATTCAAGACAGTATCCATTTTTATTTATCAATTCCGTTATCCTTCTTGCCAATTCCATTGTTGCATTATCAGATTTTTTACTTGTACCCAAAGAGTTTTCATATTTATACTGTGGATATACCTTGTCCGCTAATTCCTTGCCAAAGGTTCTTAATATATATTCTCGGCCCATTCCCTTCATGGACATATTATTTTCCTTCAATTTCTTAGCAATATCTTCACTCATATAAAGAGAATTCACCCCGTATTCCGTAAACTGATAAAAGCCTGTAATTTTCTTATGTCCATACTTGGCTGCTATATGTTTTGCCTTATTTTGTATTTTTTCTGGAATTATCTCAATATCCACTTTATCAAGCAGATTCAATAAACTGAAGAGGGCTAGACTTTGTGTCAAGGTAGTTTTATTTCCTTTTATTCCGCATATATCCATCAGCAGATTGTATCCACCAAAGAATAAAGGTTTTCCGTCTAACTGTAAATCATCAGATATATACTGTGTAAAATGCATCAGCATATTTTGAATATGGTGTTTTCTCTTGCAGATTACACTTGACAGTACTGGAAACTGTATTTTAAATTCTTCCAAATCAAGATAGAGCACACTATCAATCATCAATTGTTTCTGCTCTTTCACCCAATCAGATTGTTTCAGATGGAGATTATAGACCTGTTTAATAAATTCTATTGCTTGGCTGCGTCTGCAACCTGATAACCTTTCAACTATTCCTACAATAGTAAAAGACTTATTGCACCCAAAACATTTATAAACAGGTGTTCCGCTGTCAGTAAAATAAATATGTGCCGATGGAGTACTATCATCATGATCTGGAAGAATACAGTTTATCCATCCCTCGCCTATACCTAGAAAATCCCCTAAATCAATCTGGTTGATATGTAAGTATAAATCTGCGTCTGATTTGAATATTGTAGGAGCATACAATTCACAATGCAGTTTATTTTTTAGAATATCAACGTTCAGTGACTTAATGGCTTCAACATTTATCAGATAGGAAGTGTCTTGAGTCATTACCTGTGGTGGAGATTTTGATTTTTCTTTCTTCTTAGTGCTGCCCTTGTTCTTATTAATCAAATCGGCATATTCATCTTTCCAATATGTATTAAGAATATGATCCGCATTAATTCTAGCATCGCCGTTGAAAAGATC